TTTGATGAACATGATGTCCAAATTCATGATAAGCTACTGACCTTTTTTGTGCTAGAGCCATATCGTTTAATATGTTTTCTGGTATCACATCTCCATATTTGTCTAAATCTGCTGGTATCTCATAATCACTTACATTGTGATAAACATTTGCGTCCATTTTGTGTTTTTTTGTAAGTGGATTATTTTTATTATAAAACCTACTTTGTCCAATTTTATATTTTGACAATTCTGCAAATTCTAAGTTCTGCTCAACATATTTTGGGTGCGTTTTTCTTAAATCATCAATTACAAACTTCTTTTTATATTGTAAAAATGATGAACTTTTTCCATTGTCATAATAATCTTTTTGAATATTTAATATACCACCACCCATTGAAGCCCAAGTGCTAGTACCAGACCTTTCAGCTCCTATACCTCTTACCTTTGATAATTTGTAAAAGTCTGCTAATTGGTCTAATTCTGTCATTATTACATTAAGTTCTGTTAAGTCCCTGTCAGAATATTTATTTATTGTTCCTGTTACTTTCCCAGCTTGTTTGTCTGTCCAATCAAATCCTATTGAATTTCTGCTTTTATCGTAGTTTTCATTATTTACTCTAATCTTTTCTTTTACTTCTTTTATGGATTTTTTCCTATCTTCAATAACAAGTTTTGAACCAGCTATTCTTGCTGTAAATGATGTTGGATTTACACCTATGCTTAATGGTGTTCCTTCTGGTATTGGGTTCTCTGTTGGCACTTCTGGCACAATAGGACTATCTGGCTGTGGTGTAGCTCCGATCACATCATCTGCTGAATCATAGTACAAAGTAAAACATCTGCAATTAATTACATTTAAAGCACCACCATTCATATCACCTGTATAACTCATGCTCCTTTCGGTAAATGCACCACCAGCAACAGGTGTCAAAACCTTAAACATTTCATCTCTGGCAACAGTAGTGCCATTCATAGCTCTATGCCAAGACCTAGTTCTAACATCTAATGCACTATTCCAAGTCTTTACAGGCTTTTCAAAATCTAAACTTTTAGATATTTCGTCATTACCATAATTCATAGCTGAATGAGTTTCTGTTCTGGCAATCATGGTGGCTCTATATGGCTGAAATGCGTTATTTTGTCTAATATTTTTTGCTATGATAGGTATGGATTCTCCATCAGCAATACCTTTCTTAATCGATTGTTTTATTTGCTTTCTTGTCGTTTGTGATATATCAGCAACTTTGTTGGCTGTTACATTTTGGATATATTTTGCTACAGCTAGATCAATCGCACTCTCTTGCTTGGTTTCTCGTTGCTTTATTAGTCTTTCCCCAGAAGCTGTAATAACAGCCCTATAATGATTGGACAATATCTTATAGAAATCATTAGAAAAATCTTCCAGGAAAAAATAGTACATATCTTCGTATTTAAGATATTCTTGCTCTGCTTTTCTGGCTGTTTTTTTAAACAGTTTTTTGACTTTTGCGTTTAGACTTTTGGATAGGTTTAGATATAGCTTGAGTTGTTCTTTATAGTCCTTGCGTCTATTAATCCTAATTTTTGCCATTTACTCAATTATTTCAAAGTGAACTGCGTCTATAAAGCTCATATCCCTATTCAATTTGAAATCTCCTGTTACCCAGCTTCCACCCCATCTTATTTTAATATCTAAGATTTCGCAAACCTCGCCAACCACTCCAGCAACAGCTTCATAATATTCTAGCTCCCAAGTAACCTTGCCATTATCATAACAAACAATATCAACAGCCTTACCTTGACAATGAAGGGATTTAGAACCAACCTTGCTCAATCCATCTGCTTTGAGCTGTTCGGCTCTCTCAAGGCTTCTCATGCCCTCTGTGATACCAAAATCAATCGGTGTTAGCTTGATAACTTCATTCATAACTAATTTTAAGTCTGGGTGTACTGTTTCTAGTTTTTCTAGTGATCCACTTCCAAATTTAAACATAGTTTAATCCTTTGATGATAATGGGTGGTCTTTTGGTAATAAGTCTAAATCAAACTTACCACCTTTGAATCTACCTGTTCTGACAGCAACCAAGAAAGCATTTACTCTGGCATAAGCCCAACGGTCTTCACCACCACTTGCTCTAACACTTGGTCTAACTGATTGTGGATTAGTTCTATATGCACCAATTCCTCTTTTAAAAGATGAAGCTAACATTCTAAGATTTACTCGCTTTCCTTTTTTATCTCCATGCTTTTCGTTATGCTCTTTGACCTTTTCACGCAATCCTTTTTCTACTGCGTCTGTCAAGCCATATGCACCTTTTATTTCCATATCATCAAATGACTTTTCTCTCTCTGCCATAATCTGATTTCTTTTTCTTTTAGCCCAACTAAAAGCTGTATCGCTTCCCCAAAGTTGCCAAGCTATTCTACCAGCAGAAGGAAAGCCTTTTTCACCTCTGTTAAATCCTTCGGCTTGTTTGTCTACTTCATGCCTTGAAAAGAATGAGTACATTCTAAGGACTGTATCTGGTGATAATCTTTCTTTTTTTACAAGTTGATTTGCTCTGGCAACTCCTACTTGCGTTCCACCTCTGCCAAATTCTTTTCTCATGTCCAAGCCTTTTTGAGCTTCCCTTGCCATTGAATCTGTTGGGACAAGGTCTAAATCAGATAAAGCCTTTTCATCTACACCTATTGTGTCGTGATAGGCTTCGTGGCTTGTGCATGGCATATATACAGTCTTGCCATCTTCTGTTTGGTGTGTATGGCTTCCCTCACAGCCAATCACTTTTGCTCTATCCAATGCTTCTTGCTCTGTGGTAAAAATATCTTCTTCCAGCATTTCTTTAGTTGTTTTTGGCTTTTTCTTTCTTGGGTTATAACACTTTTCTTCTGAATCTAAGCCATATAAATCTTTATACTGTTCCTCATAAAACTTAGCTTCATCTTCATCTTCGTCTGGCTGAACAGGTGGAGTATCATCTACCTCGCCTAATGGGAATAAGTTTGATGGCACTAACAAGCTATCGCCACCATCTATAGGCTCAAGCCCAAGTCTTTCTCTGGCTTCGTTTCTGGTCAATATGCCTTGTTGTACACCTTGACTGACATTAGCAAATATTTGTTTTCTTTTCTCTGCCATAGCTGGAATGGAATCTATGTCATATTTGATACTTAAATCGCCATCATATAAAGGTGCTAAGTATTCGTTTAAATCTGATTCTAGTCGTTGCAATAAAGGTATAATGGTTTCTTCATACAATGATAATCTTGCTTCTGCCACATTGGCATAGGTCTGATCTGCAATACCTACTAATTGAGCTGGTACACCAAAACACAATGCAATCTCTCTGGCTGACATATTCATCAATTCAAGAAAATCCATATCTTTTGGATTTAATCCCATTTGAACATAATCAAAGTCGCCCTCAAGCAACATTGGTCGCCCAGCATTTGTGCTGGAAGAAAATCTTGTTTCCAAGTCCTGTAGCAACATGGCTCTCTGGTCATCTGTCAAAGTTGCAGACGCACCTGTTTCATCTGTGGGCTGAAACTTCAACATAGCAGATGGAGTACAACCATTCTTCAACAATCCTACATTGTGCAACCCAGCCAAGTTGTGCTGGTCAATGTTGTAAGCTGACGCAACGATTGGAGATAAGCCCAAAAAATCGTGTAATGGATTCCAGAGTTTAATGTGTTTAACTTGTGAATAACCTGTTAATGGATTAACCTCATATGAGTTTACTACCTTATTATCTAGCTTATATTGATAGGCTTCTGGAATCATTGATGTTCCTGTCTTGATGTGAATCCTATCTGGTCTAAGCAAATATAATTCTGTTGGAGCAGTTGTTTCTTTATCTTTAATCATGTAAGAGTTACCAGATATTAATAGATAACTTATCAATGAATGAAAATATTCTACTCCAGATTGCAAAGGATTTGGTCTTTCCAGCAAAGAAATTAATGGGTGGCTATCTAATTCATTATCTCCAGCAAATACTTTTATCTTAACTGCACTTGCGTTGTTGGCAATCATTGATACGCATTTGTAGACGATTGCATTCTCTTGATAGCCTTCTTTGGCATAGTCTTTATACTTTCTATTGTTGTTGCCTTGATATGCCTGTATCTTATTAAACAGCACTCTAGGAGCTTCTTTTGTCTGAATCTGCTCTGTTTGTTTTTTGAATCTATCAAATAATCCCATTATATAATCCTCAACTGATTCTAAAAATTGCTCTGCCAGAATTTTGAAGGCTACTTATGGCATATACACATGCGTCTAACCTGTCTGGACTTTTTACTGTGTAAGGTGTAAATGAACACATTTGTTCTTCTAACTCCTTAAAATATCCCACCATATGAGCTTTATCCTGTTCAAAAATACTACTTACTGGCTCTGCTCGTAACATCTTACCTCGTTTTGCGTGTACACCTTTATAAGGAACATTTGCGTCTTGCACTCTTAACAACTTCTCAATCAAATCTCCCCCTTGATTAGTTTCTGCCACAATAAAGTCTGCTTCCCATTTATAATAACACTCAATCGCCTTTCGAATCCACATGTCTGGACTAAAAATACCAGAATAGTCGCCTAAAATATAGTAATGATTATCAACACCTCTACCAGCAACAATGATTCCTGTTTCATCTGAATCTCTTTTGCCTGAAATATTTTTGTTTGAAGTTACGGCTGGATCAACGGCTACTACTATTCTTGTAAGTTCTGGAGCAATTTCTACCCTATTTTTATCTATGTTTGTTGCGTTAAATAATGCACCTTCTATATCTTCCAGGATTTTTCCATATAACTCTTGCTGTCCTATTCTAGTTCCACTATATCGTTCTTTTAACATCTTAATAGTTGATGGAGCTAAGTTTTCAGCATTTTCAAAAGTATTTCCTTTAATGACTTTGGTGTCTGCTCTAACCACCAACTGCTTTATTAATTCTATCGGTCTAGGTGTTGTGGTAATGATACATTTAGGACTTTCACCTAATCGCAAAGCCATCATCAGATTATCAAAAGTTTCGGTGGCATATCGCCAACTTGCTAATTCATCACAATAGGCTCTATGAAAGTTGTTTCCCCTTAATCTATCTGGCTCAATGGCTGGGAAACCAATGATCTTACTACCATTATAAAATTCAATCTGATTGTCGGTTTTGTTATATCCAGAGTTTGCTAATAACTCTCTATCAATGATATTAAGAAAGCCTGATTCTCCCTGAAAGATTATCTTTTTTAAATCGGAATATGTTGGAGCTACGACACCTACAATAGAGTTTGGGTTGAGTAAACAGAAAATGGTTGCGTCATAACTTAGTGTTAATGTCTTGCCAAATCCCCTTCCAGCAAGAAAAAGCTGAATATTATAATCATCTTCATCTCTTATTAACTGCTTATCTCTGGCTATTGCATACCACTTAGTTAACAGTAGACTTGCTTTCTGCGTCTGTAAGTCTAGTTCGTTGTATTGCTTCTGCCAACTGTCTAAACTTAGCTTGGTTTTCGCTTCCATCTGTTACCTCTATAGTATTGACCTCTCTCCAATTAGCTTGAGTTTTTAGATAGAAAATACAAGCTCCTAGTGTATTTCTTGATGATATATCTCCTGTTGCCATCTTGTAAAGATTCTCCGCCACTCTACCAATACACATAGCCTTGCCAGAATCTAGTTCTTCTTTGTAATGCTTATATAAAGTTGTTCTGCTAATACCAAGAACAGACGCAATCTGGATATGAGTTAACCCAAGTCCAGACAACTTTGCGACCATTTCTTTATTTTCATTACTGTCAATCTTTGGCATATATACCTTTTATAATGTTCAAATAAATATATCTTAATCTATTTAATCTATCAAAACAATCCACTTTGCTTTAGATCATCTACTTCTGGCTTAAACAATACATCAACCAATCTATAACTACCCTTATAATTTGATTGAATTAATTTACCTGTTGGCTTTAATCGCTTTAATTCATCTATGCTTATGTTCATATGTTTATCTTTGTAGTGAATTACCAGCCCACCTTTTCGGATAGCTTTGTCTATCTCATAATCTCTAACACTTGTGTATTTTCCTTGCCATAGCTTCGTTACCTTTTTCTCATATATCATATTTACTCCATTGTTAAACTCCACACATACCTTCGCATTCATCATCAAAACTAAAGGATAGTTGGTCATCTTCCTTATCAAAATCAATCTCGTCTAATGGAACTCTGTCTGAATGCAGAAAAACAGGATCAGTAATATCTGACCTTGTATTCATAAGATTAATACCTCTTACATGATTATCCATATCAACAAGTTCTTTCCACAACTTTTTATCTTGCTTAAGCTGTTTCCATCTTTTATTAGAATTGTAAGGGCAAAATGTGCAAGAGCTTCTTGGTGGTGTTGGATATTTATTTTTGTCATACCACTCTATACATTGACCTCTAGTCATTCCTTGTTCTATTAAAGGATAAGTGTTATTCACATATTTTAGTTTATTTTCCTTTGCTCTTTGCATTTCGTCTGTAGATATTCCAATCAAAAGCTCTACTTTCCATTTTTTCTTATCTACTCTCTCTCCTTTTTTATACCCCATTAAACTTCTTATTTTTTGTTCTACAGGAAAAATTTTGTATTGACCAGTGCATTGTCGTCTTAACATACCTCTATTTCCTGTTTTTTCATTTAATGAAAAGAAAGGTATAGCTGGAAAATAATGATTATTTTCTGTGGAAGCTCTCATAATATCTTTTTTAAGATTACCCCATTTTACAACATGAACAGGGTAAGATAATTGTTTCTTTAACCATTCCAGATGTCTATAGACTTCATCTGGCTCTCCACCTGTGTCAGCAAAAATAGCAGAATTAACCATTGGTAATTGTCGTTTTTCAATCATCAATGCTAATGCTGTGCTTTGGACTCCAGCACCTAATGATAATACTCGTAATGTTTTCATACTATACTCCTAAATTTAATTACTGTTTTATTAATCATATGACCTTCCTATTATTGATTCTACTGGGTGAAAACATCTGGTCTTTTCATTAAATCTCATATAACACTTTCCAAGCCTACCCATTAAATCTAATTCTCTGACTTTACAAATGTGAATTTCAGTATTATTTTCTTGTGGGTTTCTATTAACAATAATTCCAACATCTGCCTTATTGTTGAAATTTGAACTGCCTGATATATCATATAAGTTATTGACTTTATACAATCCTGTTTCTTTATCTCTAATTTGTTTATTTGGGTGTGCAATTAAAAAAGACATTGTATCGGTTTCTCTGTTGAATCTTTTTATCTTAGATATAACCACAGATATATGCTCATCTTCCCTGAAGCCATTGTTTCTATTGGGGTTTAT